TCATTACATAAAGCAAGACCATGTGCGAGTAACCACCATGTGTTTTCTAAACATTGATTTGCCCAGATTGTACATGGGTGATTACGAAATGCACCTTTCTCTGTCTTGTATGGTTGACCATCAAGACGATGAAGATTACCATATCCATGACCCCACTTCTCAGAACATACAATAGATAACATTTGGCATGTTTCTAATGGCATCTTAACAATGTGTTTGTCAGGTAGATGTCTAGCAGATATAGTTGGTGATGGGTCAGTTACAAAAATATTAATAGGTTACCTCCTATTGTTACGATTAAGAGTTCCACGTTCTTTACCGTGGGTAGATTTCTTGACACCAATAGCATCAACTGCTTCACTTATTATACAGTATCCACCAACAGATTGCAACTGCTCTTGTTCTGATTTGGTGAATAATGTAACAGGTATGGTTTCTATCTCACGACCATCAGCATTGAACTCTTTGAAATCAATGTCTAGAGATTTATTAGTGAGAGAAACATTACAATCTACTAACATTTTAGGTGATGACATGTAGAAATCACGACCAAGAGGCATAAAGTTCTTATGTGCTTTCTTACCATGTTCTAACTGATACTGGAGCATATCATTGAAAAACTTATTCTTAGTATCAATACGATAAACTTGTATGTTAAACTTAGGATTCTCTACACTACAATTTAAAGGAGTGATGATAGTGAAGCAATAGTATGGCATTTGATCAACATACTTGAAATGTGCTTCAGTATCAATACCCCAACGAGTATCATTAGGATCTCTACGACCAGTGCTACCACACTTGTGACACTCATGAGCATAATAGTTGTTCTTAGAACCACAATCAGGACACACATATGTTTGTGCCTTGTTACATGCCTTTGCTTCTGCACCGTTAGCAGCATCAAATGCACATCCACCATTAGATGGAACACCTGTGGTATCATGTAGAACAAAGTTCACACGCTCACCAAACTTACCAGTGTCAAAAGAGACACCATCATTAAACTTAAGAGAGTTTTTAATCTCTTGACGTAGACCACCGAAGTGATGATCGATTAAATCAATGAATGCTTTTTGCTTGCTCATGTGTGGTAACTTGTTTGTTACTCTTATTATACACCAGTATGAACATAAAAGAAATACTTTTTCAACAAATTTTTTATAAATTGTACCACTTTGTTATCTGGTCCTGAGCGTCTATCAATAAACCAGTAAGCAAGTTTATTTCTACGAACAGCACCATCATCATGAAAAAAGAATACTTGGTTTATTCTTTCTTCTTCTAACTCTTCTCCCATATCACACACATATTGATCATCGCCAATATTCATACCATGAAAATACTTTACTCCATTATAAAATGCAAATGAATTATATTTTGATGGTATATAAGAGATATGATCTATTTGACTTTTTGAAATCCATGGGTAATGATGTTCATGTGAGTTCATAATCTTATCAAGTATACGTCTTTTATTTCTTTTAATTGAATATATGTTTGTACCATTCTTTCCAGAGTCATTCTTATTCAAATATACAATTCCATTCCACCCTGTGTCAATGTGAGGATACCAATAACTATTATGCAATTCATTAAATGGATGCTTATAAATTGTGGCATGATTAGTGTACATGATTCCCATTTTATAATCTTCCATTTGTTCTGAATGTATGGGTGGTTGGTCTACAAGTGCACCTAAATCCCAATTTAATCGATATAAACCTCTATACATTGCTTCATTTCTATGATCTTTAAAAAACTTATCATTATAAGATGATTCATCCGCTTGAATTTGTCTAATTTTAAAAGATGCTGGTGTTAATTTTTTAATCTCTTCTACTACAAGATCAGGATACTTATAAAATTCATCCATGACATAGTAAAAGTCTCCCTTGGGTAAGGAGACTTTACGCATACTAGACATGTCATGTGTTTCCCAAATATTCATCGTGTAATAACTGTGGTTGCTGCCTGTCCCTTGTTAAAGATAGTATCGACTACTGCTTCAACTTTTCTTGCTGTAGTAATACCAACATTAGAGTAAACTGGAACACAAACAAGACCGAATACTTTGTCTGCATCGCCTTTACGAATGACCCTCCCGATCGTCTGACTAATACCTATGTAGTCCATTGATCTCATGAACAATACTGCTTCAAGACCATTGACATTGATACCCTCTGAGAGTATGCTGTGATGTAGTACAACAAACTTCTTGTTTGTTCTACCCCAATCATTAAGTGTATCAAAGAATGTCTCTCTGTCAACCTTCTCTCCATCAATGATAGCACCTGTCTTTGATGTAATAGTCATCCAAGAGTAACCACGGATAGCAAGTTGCTGTACGAAATCAGTTTGTGATACAAGTGAAATAATCTGTCTTGTTGACTTGGCACATATCAACACCTTGTCCTTATCAAGATTGTCAATCGCACCTACCATTTGCTCATTGTCTCTTTCTGCAACTAACTCATCTTTCTTGAGTATTCTTGAACGAAACACCTGAACTTTAGGTGGTAGTATGTATCCTTGCTTGACCAACTTAGGTGCAGGTACATTGCAAATCACATCACCATAAACATCAGCATCATTCATACCCACTTTGAAAGGTGTACGACTATGCTTTGGTGTTGCTGTAAAGAAATAGCATCTACCTGCATACTGTGAGAAGTAATCAGTAGCACCAAAAAAGTTTTTCTGTACTGAGTTGTGTGCTTCATCAAAGTAGATAGTATCAACATCGATACCACTTTCTTGAACTCTGTGTAATGAATGATATGTTGTGAATATAATAGTTCTACTAATAAAGTTTACTAAGTTCTGCTCAACAAACTGCTGTATATCAATTGGATTAGTGCTACTGAATACACCTTTGATTTTACCACTATGAACGTGCATCACATCTACATCAGGGTATTTCTCATCAATGATTTCCATAAACTCATGTGATAGTTGCTCTGCAAGTAATATACGTGGTGCAACGACTACAACTGTACCATAATCTTCCAACTGCTTGACAGCATCCATAATCATACAGATAGTCTTACCACCACCAGTAGGAACAATGACTTGTCCTTTGTCATTGTCTAACATTGATTGAATTGCTTGTTCTTGGTGTGGTCTTAGTTGCATCAGTTTTCTTTAGATGTCTATATTATAGCACTAAAAAACCCCTTATGTAAGGGGTTGTGACACTTTACTTATTGTGTGCTTGTCTATGACCTTCGACTATTGCATCAACAATAATCTTTTTTAATTCTCTTGATTTCTTTTTACCAAGACCTGCTCTTGCATCTATCTTTACCTTGACCCAATAGAGTCCAATAAGAACAGCAATAAATGGGATAGCATCTTCCCATGGAATAGCATTGTACGCATTAGCAGCGTCACCTAAAATAGCAAACATCATAATAAAATAGCTCCAATAATAAATCCTTTTGCAAATGTAATACATAACATTTGATAATCAGTCAAGTTAAACTTGTTCTGAAATTTCCTTGTCATTTTTTTATCCCATTCTTTCAAATGATATAAACGATGAACTACTGGGTTCATCTTTTCATGATTTTCACAAGACATTTTAACCCTCGTTTAGTGTACCGTGTGCTCTACGTATTTCACGGAGTGCTTCAAGGTTCATATCCTTGGTTCCTCCATCATATGCGTGAGCATATCCTTCTTCAATCATTTGTTCATTAAGCGACACGTTCCCATCCCCGATATATAACCACCCCAGAAGACGACCATATTTGCCGACCCCACCATCAAGTTCAGTCCTAATAGTAAGCTCGTCGTCACCAGCAATGGCACCATCCAATTTCTCTTTGAGCCAGTTTGTTGCGTCGATTCCAAGTGCTTTCTCCTCCAAATTTCGTGTACGTTTTTCAGGTGTATCAACTCCTGCTATTCTAACACGTTCTTTCTTATAAAGATCAAATCCTAAATCAATTGTAACATCTATTGTATCTCCGTCTAATACTCTATTAATCTCTGTTACTCGGAAGTTGTAACAACTCTTCCGACTTGGTGGTTCCATTGCTGCCATTGTTAAAATCTAGTAGTGCATTATTTAGCATGGCATCAACATCAGGATTTTTTACTGTTGTTCTGTATCCATGTGCATAAAGCATTATCTTTTCTAGTGCGTCTTCATCAACATCCAAAGCACCTGCAGGTGGTGTAACTGGAGCAGTACCACATGCTGTTATTATTATTGGTAGTAACCATGAATACTTCATTCGCCTAACGTATGTACAACAGGTTTTTCGTGTCTTAATATATTATATAGATCTCTGTTCTCTGCTGTGGATACTGGGTCGAACTCAGAGTTAGGATTAAACCCATCATATCTCTTTGCCTGATTAATTACTATTGATCCATCCTTACCTGACTCTGACCTATGGAATGTACCACGAGGTATTACTAATGCACCACTATGTACATTGAGATGTACTATATGATATGGATATTTCCAATCTTTATTAACTAATTCAAAAGTTCTCTCACCTGATATCACCCTATTAACATCGTCTTGAAAACTATGAATGTAGAATTGTTTACCTCCAACACAATCAGGTGGTGGAGATATAGCAGGACCTGTGTGTATCACAAGGTCACTAGCATTTGATTCTTCTACTGATATATCATAAAATATAACACTGTCTGTTTCTCTGAATACACGATGTCTTCTAAATTGTATATCACTCATTAACCACCGTCCACATCACAACCAATAGTGCCACCTAAAAATACACCTAGTGGAATTGCCCACCATCTTCCATCATCCCTAGACATGGCAGCAGCTGCAGCACCTCCAAGAAGACCACCTGCTATCTTTCCATCTGTACAATCATTGTTATCATACTCGATTGTTTCTCTTCTGGTATATCCACCAGCACCATCTCGACATTTAACTTCTACTGTTTCATTAAATGTTCTTATGTAACCAGGATTATCATAAGTGCCTGGTACATACTCTTCTCTGTATTCAGTTTTATAACACTTTCTATCTTCTGACCATCCTGACCTTTGCTCTGCAAAAGCAGGTGATACAGAACCTAGTGCAATTAAGGTTGTTAGTAAAATTTTCATAATACTATTCTATATGATATTTACTTTCTTGTCAACATACCTTTTTTATTCAGATAGTTAAGAGTTTCTTTCAATGTACCTCTAAACATACCAACAGAAATCATAGGATATTTTGCATCACCACCAAATTCCATTTCAAATTCTGTCTGCGTAAAGTCATCTCCTACCATGTACTCATGGATATCATGACCTAAACTTTTTAACAGTGAAACCGAACGTTCGCATTCTTGGTTTCCATTAGAATAAACAATTGATTGCATCCGCTTATTTTCTATAATGCTGCCAGTAATGTTTTTTATCTTCTCTTCAATATGTGTAAGAAGTGTTGAGTGAATATCAGTCACGTTGTCTCCAATCGTCACTACGTTTATCATTTTTAAACCAATCTGCTATATCATCTGCACCACCGAAACCCTTTTTATGTTTCCTTGGATCAGAGTTTCCTATATCCAAGTACTTAAGAAAAGTTGAGTCATCATCCGTTACTAATCTTCTTGCTGAACTTAACATACCTCTTGCTGATGTGTTTGCCTTTGCCAATTTCTCTGCCCATATCATATCGTCTAAACTTACTTCTTGATTTGCTGCAATTGCTTTGCAGATCCCTTGTAACCGAAGGCGGTATGCTGTTGATAACATAAACTAATACATATGATTAGTATTATTTAACCACAGTTTTTTTGGGACATCAAGTAATGTCAGGGGTATTAGACATTACCTATAACATGTCCGATAAAGTTACCACCAATATTAATAACATGGATTTCTGCCATACCATTTGAACCACTACCATCACCACAAGTAAATGATGTTATCTCTGCTCCAGTCCCTGTATCATCATCTGCTAATTTTACATCACCATATCCTGAAGTACTGGTTGATGCCTGAACAGTAATCGTGTTTTGATTACCAGTGTTTCTAAGCCAAACAGTCATTTCTCTTCCTGCTGTTAGGTTACTAATATTCAGAGTTCTGCCAGTTGATATTGCACCTGTCCAATAAACTTTATTATTAGTCGCAGCATTTACAGTTTGATTACTATTACCAGTGATAGAAGATACACTATTAACATTTGCCATGTCAACAGAACCACTAGTTAATTTTGTTTCTGTTTCCGTCTCTAGTTGCTGTAGGGCATTCTTGATCGTGGTGTTGTTACTGATAGTACTACCAGTAAATGTTCCCATATCATATGCAGCTTCAGTTGTTATTGTGGCAATACCAATCAGTTGTACAACGTCTTGAGAACTAAAGATTCTCTTGAACGAAAGTTCATCACCATGCGTAAAGTCATCCCCACTTGTAAGATAACATACCCGTCTTGACGTCTGGTCAAAGAACATCATACCAGATCCAATACCTACAGAGTTTGCCCATAGGTAATCTGTTTGTGCTCTCCTAGGTGCATCACATACAGGTAATCCAAACCATTGTGCATACTGAGAACCAGGAGCATGACAATTGTATTGCATTGTAAAACCAAAGTTGGTAGTTCCAACACCAACTCTTACTTTTGTTACAGGTGTTATGTTGTCTAAACCAATAGTATTATTAACTGATTCTAGACCCCAGAATCCTGTATCTAGCGATGCTGAGTAACTACCAGGTTCAAAAATACCACTTGATCTTTGATCTGGGTTTACAGGTAATCTTAGGAATCCTGAAGTAACACCTACATATTCAGATCCTGGACTCTTAAGATGATATGGTGTTAAGTCAGCAACAATACCTGGTAAGTAAGTATCAGTGTTAAATGCAATACAGGCATCACTGGCAATAACAATTTTACTTGCTAAACCTTGAGCACCCATGTATACAGAACCACCAGCTGCGAATGTTGTATAATAATCATCAATCCTACTTGAAACACCAGTGGGATTAATAACAATTCTTGGATTACCAATATACAATCCTGTTGTTTGTTCACCGAAAGAAACACCTAAACCAGTAGATGTATTGAAATGACTTAAACCAAATTCGTTTCTTGAACCTGTTGCAAAACTCGGATCACTTGCCCTAATACCAGTCAAACCAGTCAAGATACCAGCAAATGTTCCTTGGGTGAAGAGTTCAACATTTACGTTTGCACCATCACTAAATGTTACTCCTGAACCAATAAATTCTGTATTACCATATAACTCAGTATCACCTATTACCGCGAGTTTCTTACCTGGTCGTGATGTACCGACACCAACATTTCCTCCATTACCTACAGTAAATCTTCTTTGTGCTCTTGCACTTGTTGAATTTCTTGTATATACCGAAATATTACCACCTTCATTTCCTTCTTGTTCATAAACAAGTGCACCACCAGAAGTGTTACCCATGCCGATACCAAATCCTATACCAATAGTGGCAGCATCTTTATCATCTTTATTTCTTAGGAATACATGATAATTAGGTGGTTCGTTATCTGTACTAACACCAGCATAAGTGTTACCAGTTGGGTCTAACAGACCATCAATAAGTACACCACCATTAGTTGTTACTGCAATACCAGTATTTGTAGTACCAATACCGACTGTTTTGGCAAATACATTGCTTACAGAAATATCAGGTTCTAAACGTAGACCTGTGGCATTACCTGTTACATCACCAGTAATTGAACCTGCAAAACCTGCTGTTGCTGTTACAATACCAGTAACACTAACACCAGCACCAGCAATCAAATGGTTGATTGACGTATTGATCGCAACTGCACCGTTGATTGTTGCAGCACCCAATGCAGTCAGGGTTGTAATACCAATAGTGGGATCTCCTTGCAATCCAAATGCAGTCCTAGCAAATCCTGCAGTCTGGGCGATACCAGACATTAATGATAAATCACCTCTATAAGAGAGTGCTGTTACAATACCACCAAACTCTCCATGTTGATCTACAAAAATATCTCCCTTAACATCTTGCCCGTCAAAATTACCCGTCTTTACTGTCAGTCGGTGTGTTACAATCGTCGTACCAATACCAACACTGGCAAGTCTATAAATGTCGTCCGTATTTGCTGCAACTAATGCTGGCGGTTGTTCGGAAGTAGATGTCCAACCAGAGACAGGAACATTAGATAATGTAGATCCATCACCATGAAATGCGATTGCTTCAAATCTACCTGAATTGGCAAACATTGTAATACCAAATCCAACCTGCATTGTTGCACCAGTCTGAATACCAGCGTAACTAGTACCAATACCAATAACAGTACCTGGATTAGTTGTACCCGCACCTAATCCTTTATATCCCGTTACATCATCAAACTCATAGAAAGTTGTAATACCAGATAATTCTAGGTTTCGGAAGGAAACCACACCAGTATTGGATAGTTTACCAGAAACTAAGAGTTCACCAACTACCTCTGCCTGTCTTTGCGGAGTAGAAGTACCAATACCAACTCGATTATTAGCGACTACAAGAGATTCTCCAGATACCTGGATACCGTCTCTGACTGTAAAAACTTTTCTAAAATTTTGTGCCATTATTCAATAGTTATAGCGCGGGATACTATTTTAAGTATTTAGTGCGATTAGAACTCGGTAGGATACCAATTATTATCATTGGTATTGAATACAAATCCAATCGCTGCATGATCTTGGTTAATAATGAATTGAGTTTCAGAATATCCCATTACATTTCTAGTGGGATTAGGTGAAACTGTCTGGAATGTGAGTGTAATGTTATTGACAGATGCATTACCAGAAATATCAATTACTTTGAAGTTCTTAGCAGCAGTTCCTGGATCTGGAACAGTCAATGCAACAGTTCCACTAGAGGTATCAACAAATGCAACTGTACCAAGTTCAATAGTTGCACCATCTGCTTTGAGACTAGTGTTAAGTGAACCAACTGTTATTGAACCATCAATGGTTAAGTTACCACCGAAACTACCGTTTCCACCAAAGGAACCGATACCAGTTGCAGTTACATCACCAGTGACATTAAGATTACCAGTTAGTTGTGTCTTAGCATCAATAATAAATTTATCACCATCAATCAATACATCATCGTTAATCTTTATCTCATTCTGGAATGTTACAGGACCATCGAACTGAGATAGGATTGTCTTAGATGCACCACCCTCAACCTTAAGTCTTTGAGAGATAGTAACTTCATCAAAGTCACCTATAACAGCAGTGCCCTCTTCACCCGTAACAGATGCAATTGGTGTATCATAACTTGTTTCTCTACCAGTTGCAGAAGAAACAGATTTGTTACCAATAAAGAAGTCACCATCGTTGTTCATACCAGTGTATACAACAACACCACCAGATAATTCCTGTGCTTGTGCAAGGAATGTTTCCATAGGTGTCAGTGTAATGTCCTGAACAGCAGGTAGACCAGTAGAGTAGTTACCTGGACCATAACCAAGATATTCAAACGTGTGACCAGATGCTCTTAGAATTGAGTTTCTACGAAGTTCTACAGGAATTGCTTTAATCTTCTTGACTTTGGAATCAATAGAATGAATTTTCTTCTCTGTACCAAAGTAACCTCTAAGAACAGTAAGACCATCGTTATTAACACCAGAAAGATCATTTCTGGAAATTCTCATAATCTCATTGTTGACCTGTACATATTGACCAATCTTGTATCTTGCAGTAGAACCAACACCAACAGATCCAGAAGTATCAGTAAAGATGCCAACTCTGATAATATTATCAGCATCAGTATCACCAATTGCTGCTTTCAATGAACCTATTTCATTATCATAAAATGGCATACCTCTACCACCAATCTTCTCATCTGCAGATCCTAGAATTGAACCAGCATTAGCTGTCATACCACCCTTATAAACGGTACTAGCATTGACAATGTTTGGATTATAAGTCCTAGCAGAGAAGTTTGATGTACTTGTGACGTTTTCTACAAGGAAGTTAAAATATTTTGGTTGATTTGGAGTCTGCGTACCAGCAGCAGAAACTTTGTTATTAGAGGCATCAACAACTCTGAAAGAATTACCTTGAACAAGACCATGACCACCAGCAAGACCTGTGCTTGTAAATGTTGCAATACCAGCAGATGCATTAAAATCAACAGATGATATTTCAATAGACGGACCTGTGTTTATATAAAACTGTTCAGCTACCACTACTTGGTCACCTTCAGTCATTGCGACTGAGACAGTTGTAGCAGATGGAATTTTTACAACTTTGTAGAAACAGTCAGATACAGTGGATATACCAGTAAATTGTAGAACATCACCAATACCATGTGAAATTTCATTTGGTGCAGTTGTTACTTGAGCACCAGGGAAACCTTCAACATCTAAAACTTCACCACCAACATAACCAGCACCACCAGCAGTGACAGTACATTCAATAACTGATCCGCTACTAACAACAATCTTTGCTAGTGCACCATCCCAATTAGTTGTACCAGTATTAAGTAGTTTCTTATTATAGTAAGTTCCATCAATAAAACCAGAACCAGCGTTACTAATATTAGATACCAGTTGTAGTTTTCCAAATTCATGGAATGTTGATGTTGTAATTGTTGCAATACCAGATGCTTCGGAAGTTGCAATACTTACCATAGTAATACCAATACCAATATCCTTGACAAAATTGTCTATTGCTTCTCTGGTCAAAGACTTTTTCTTATCGTTAAGAACAGTCAATCCAATTGGAGTTCTCTTAGCATAAGTTTGAGAAGGTAGTGGGTTATCATCCCAGTTGTCTCTATCTAACTGTGGGTAGAAATCTTCAACGGGTTGAGTAAACTGGCGATCATCAAATTCAATGTCTAGTGGGTAAGATGCACTAACAAAGTCTGCCTGTGAGATACCATCATTGAATCCTTGTGCAAAATCTTCAAGAATGTTTGGACGGAAGATAAAGAAGTTTGCATTAATTTGGTTCTTTTCAAATCTTGGTAACTTACTATCTCTTACAGATGTATCATTCTGGAACACACCAGGATCACCACTAGTAATTCCATATTTAAGTGTATGTGAATCTACTACCTCAACAACTTGGTAACGACCATTGTAACCCTGTTCATCAATTGCATTAAGATTATTTGCACTCTTAACTCCTCTGACCACAATAAGATGTCCTTTTTTCATTGTATGTGGTCTTTCTGAGAAGAGTGTTACTTTTGCGTTAACACTATCATAGGAACATGTACCAATAAATCTTGGGTTTCTATCATACTGGTATTGTTCTTGAGTAATTTGGACGGGATCGAAAAGAATATCACTAGTACTCTTAGATTCCTGAACAACGAAACCATCACTAGGATCTCTTGCGTCATCTGCTTCCTTAGGAATAAACATTCTAGCAGTATAGATTCTTTCATCAAGGGATCTATTTTCCTGAACTCTATTAAACCATGTTTCAGTAGTCGCTTCACCTATACCTGCTACACCTTTAGAAAGTAATTGAGGGTATATTTCATTGAATCTATCAACTTTAATAAACCAGTTATTTTGGTTAGCATCAAATTGAACAGGATGTCCTACATTACCAGGTATTTTATCCGAAACTCTAGAGATAATCTGTAAACTACCATCAATCTTGACGTTATTAAGGTTAAGACCTTTTCCATTTAAAGCATTAGTTAAGTTTGATGCGAACTTAAGTGTGTTCGTTGATGTACGAATGACATAATATAATCTATGATCACTAATACCATCAGGAATATTACCTTGATCTTGAATTACAATTACTGACTCACCAGTAATAAATGTATGATTACCATTAGTGTTTAAAGTTGTTTCATCATTTGGACCTCCAACTGTACCAACAACCTGTGTCTGTTTGAATCCAATATTTTCACCAGCAGCAATAGTTGAAGATGCAGAAACAGTATTATCCATCATCTGGATATTTGCAAAATATGTTTCTCCAATACCAGTATTGCTAAGGTTTACATATAGTTTATCAAAGTCTTTTGCACCAACTTTGAAACCCTGTGCACCTGATGGTGGTACACCTGTTTCTTGTACGAAATCTTTAAGGTATAGATGAGAAGAAACACCAACTGCCGTTGTTAAACCAACATCAAGAGTAAGATAATTAATCTTGGTTTCTACAGAACTTGGAATTGCTTTTGGTGGAACTAAACCAGTAATATAAATTTGATCATCCTTACCGAAAGATTCTTTCTTAAATCCATCTGCATATAGAGAAATTTGACCAAAGTTAGAGTTGGAGTTAGTAATTGATTGGTCACCACCAGATCTTACTTGGAAGTGTCTTGCAAATCCGATAGCGAAAACCGAAACGACCTGACATACACCGTCATTGGTGAATTTCATATGGCATGTTTCCCAACCCTTTCTATAGACTGCTCTACTATCTAAGTGATATACTTGCTCACTGTTTGTTGAGGAAGAACCTGCAGGTAAATCAGCACCATAAGAAGGTGTACTAATGTTAATACCATCATATGTACCAGCGTTCTTGTTATATTTTACAAATGCTCTGTCATCTTTTTGTAGAGAAATTGCCGTATACTGCGCTGTAACCATGGATCGGAAACCATCTGCCTTACTTCCATCACCATGACATCCATTTATACCATAAACAGAACGTAGTGATATGTTAAAGATATATGGTGACGCACCCTTAACAGTATCTGATTCAACCGTAACTTTTGGACTGGATGTTGATGGTGTTGGATCTAGGTTTACAGGGATAATTGATAACGTATATGTAAACTTAGTGTCAGTCACAACATTAGTTACAGTCGTACTGACGTTGTAGTTAGCAACGTTGATACCAGTAATTCTAATAG